CTTATTATGCATTTGTCTTGTAAATCAGGTAGATTAAAAGTAGATGAACCATCTCCAGCTCCGTATGTTGTTCCCACAATTGCAAATAAAGCTGAATAAGTTGATCTTGAAACTGCTGCACCATTACATTCTAAAAACCCTGTTGGCGCAGAAGAATCTGACCATGGTATAATAGTTGCTGTAGGAATTCCTTCAATACCAGTAAGGTTTGCACCTGAATAATCATATTTTGTTGCTTCGTAATTTGCCATTTTTTCTCCTACGAAGAATATGATGTAGGTCTTGCGCCTAGTCTAGCAATTTTCTCCGATTCTGTTTCATCTCTGTAAGTTTCTGATCCTTCTGGGTCTTCAATTTGTAAGGTATTGTTATCCCAATCTGATTGTAATTTAGCTAAATGAGCTGAGTCCCATCTACCAGTAAATTGACTAATGTCTCCTAAATTTGCATCCACATAACTACAGTGTGGAGTTTCATCTCTATGTTCTACTTCATCAGAAGTATTAGATGTTCCATGTTGAATAGCCCAGATATTTGAAAATTTAGAATCACTCCAAAAAGCATCGTCATCAATTTTGTAGCCGACACCTTCATTAGCGCCTTCTGCATAATTTTTAACTATTATTTTATCTTCAAATATTATTGTCCAATTTGCGTTAGTTGCCATATTATTTCTCCGTGTAAGTCCATCCTGTTGTAGCGTCTCCAGAATATACTAACCCAAAAGCTGCACCTTGTGTATTAATTACAAGATCAGATGCTGCGTTAGCTATATTAGAAGAGTTTCTACCAATAGTTAGTGCGTTAGAATTAAAATCATATCCTTGATCTACAAAATTTACTGTGTCACCTGCACTTGGTGATGCGGGTAGAGTTACAGTGAACGCTCCACCATTTGTGTTAGCTAAAATTTGAGCACCTGCTTGAATTGTTTCAGCTGCAGTAATTGCTCTCCAATTTCTTTGTTCAGTAAGTTTTACAACATTTGTTCCATCAGCAAATACTACATAGTTGTTTCCTTCACAAAGTAAAACCCCTGTTCCTGATGCTGTTTTAAAAGTTAAAGTGTAACCTGCGTGGTCAGTTCCATCTACAATGTTGTAAACTTTTTCAATACTATCTGGAACAGTTACTGTTCTATTTGCAGCTAATGTTCCTGTAAATTTTAAAGTTGCATTTCTTGCATTTGAAATAGTTGCGTTATCCATTGTAAGAGCTACATCAGACGATGCTACAGCTATTGCTTGATAACCTGCAACTGCTTGTTGTACTAAATTTAAATTTGTATTTGTCTTAGTTCCCCATGTACCAGCGTTTTCACCGGTAGCCATTAGTTCTAGTTTAAGATCTGATGAATATGTTGATGCCATTATTTATATCCTTATTTTCGTTATTTATAATATTTATTTATTGTCAAGTCAAACACAATTATGCAGGTGTTTTTGTTGTATAACCAGAGCTGACTTTAGGTGTTTTTGTTGTATAACCAGAGCTAGTTTTAGGTGTTAGTTTTCCAAAATATTTAAGAATCAACCCGTCAGCATTTACACTAGCTGTTGCTTGTACTCCTGTTAATCCCATAACATCGGTAGGTGTGATAGACCCTGTGCTTGCTGTTGATGAGACTCCTGTTAATGGAACTCCTATTTCTAATGTAAGAGATCCTACACTACTTGTTGAAGACACACCCGTTGGAGTTACAATTTCAGTTTGTACTATTTCTATATCTCCTACAGAAGAGGTTGTAGACAATCCTGTTAATCCTTCAACATCAGCAGGTGAAATAGATCCAACGTTAGAAGTCATTCCAAATCCAGATAACCCAACAATATCTTGATCTGGGTCTACAATTCCTACACTAGCAGTTGCACTAACTCCTGTTATGACAGGTGTAGAATCTATAACAAAACTTAAAGAACCAACACTAGCAGTTGCACTGACTCCTGTTAAAGATACTCCAGATATTATATCAAAACCTAAAGAACCAACACTACCTGTTGCGCTAACTCCGGCTAGTTGTTCTAATTTATTAAATGAATCTCCATAAGGTTCTTCACCCCAACCATTTCTACCCCAACCAACTAAAGTACCAGCATTATCAAAACTTCCAAGTTCTGTTGTTGCGCTAACCCCTGTCAAAGCTGCAACTGAAAGTTGACCAGTGTTTGGTGATCCTAGTGAAGAAGTAGCACTTACCCCAGTTAATTCTGCACTAATAAATTGAGCAGCAACAACGGTTCCAACACTAGATGTAGTACTTAAACCGGTTAATGAAACAGAGTAATCTACACCCCAAGCAGAGTTTCCCCATTCTTGTCTACCCCAACCATCGGAATTAGCTGCTGTAACAGAACCAATCGCAGTTGTTAACTCAGATGGTGCTGTTAAAGATACATTAGAAGTTAAATCAAGATTTGGAGAACCTACTGAAGATGTTGCAGATTGACCTGTTAATTCAACAGTAACACTTGGAGCAGCAATGACGGATCCAACACTTGATGTAGCCGATACTCCAGTTGGAGTAAAATCTATAGGACCTTGATCACCCCATTCATTAGTGCTCCATGCCCACATTCCCCAAGTATTGTCATCAACGGTGTTTGCTTGGCCACCCATTCCTGAGTGATTAGTACAATAGTAATAAAGAGTAGGTGCGCTTTCAGCAACTGTTATTTGAGTATATGCTCCTGCTTGACCAGGAGTACCGTTTGTGGTTACACCAGTTGTGTACTCAGAACCACCGCCATGTGTTCCATCGCTGGTTGTTGAAAATCTTAATGGGTGAGAAGAGTTTGAGGAATCAGATTGATCAAATTTATACGTTCCGCCTTCAGCAATATTTATTGTGGCTTGTTGTACACCATCAATAAAATATTTATTTCCTGAACCGGTACTAACTACCGTTACTGTAAAAGTTCTAGTAACGGACATCCGTCGCTACCTCTACGCTATACGAAGAATTGCGTTCGATGCGTCTGCTGTTGGAAATTGAATTGTGAAAGTTCCACTTGATACAGTTTTGTCTCCACCAAATGCAATAGCACAAACTGCTCTATCAGAGTTTGTATCATTATAAATTAAACATCCGTTTGCTGTGAATGAAGCAGAAGTAAAACTAACGTCTGCAAAATCACAACACGCAGTGTCAGTTGATAAAGCTGGAGTTACACTTGTAAGTGTTGCACCACCTGCAGTATAAGCTGAACCTGATGTGTTAGTAATTTCATTTGATGAACTGTAGGCTGTTGTCGATTTATTTAAAGTAGCACTACTTGTGTATAAAGCTATTTTAAATGTATTTCCAGATGACGCTGTAAAATTATGTAAGCCTTGTAAAACTTCTGTTTTAAAACTGTTACATACTGCCGATGTTATTGCCATAATATTTTTCTCCTAATTACTGAGGCGGTGACTCGATTGGAATTCTTAGTGTACCATCCGTGTAATCGTCTCGTCTTCTTCTTCCAATTTGCATTGCTGCAAACTTTTGTAACTCTGTTTTATATCTATTTTCATATAGTGTCAACATATCTGTTGGACCTTTTAAAAACATAAATGCCTCTACCAAACATGCATACAATAATCCTTGTGGAAAGTAATTACTAACATACGTACCACCTGTATTAGTTTCTANACCTGTAGGTTGAGCATTATAATGAATAATATATTGATAATTTTGGTCTGGTGTTGGAGCTACAAATATGGCTCCAGAAGTAGCTGTGTTTACCCCTGTAGTAGCACCACCATACATAGAATAATATTTAGGTAATCCTTTAACATTTTGTCCTGTAGACCCACCTGAAGGACCTGTTGCTTCTCCAACATATTCAGTAATAAAAGTTTGATCACGTCTTTCTAACCAAAACCCTTGATCAGTAGTAACCGTGGTAGAATTAAATACTTGCACACCTCTAACAAATAAAGTTTTTGTTGGGACTGTTATGCTATTAAAATTTTGTGCAAATTGTCCTTGTCCCATAATTCTATCAGAATCCATAGGAACATCTAAATTAATTCTNTNTTCTGCGTTTTCTATAAATCTATTTATAACAGCAGCAGTAAANACGTTTGCATCTACNTCTGTGTAGTTTCTAATATCATCTGTTAAAGTTGCGTATGTATATCCTGCCATAANTAACTTCTATCATTTACGGGTCCAATTGTACACTGAAAACCGCCCCCTGTTTCTGTGCTTGAAGCATTGGATACTAAAGGCACTGTTATAGAATTATATTGTGTTTCAGTTGCTGGTTGAGCCCCTGTTTGAACTGTTGTTCCAATAGCAGTTGCTAAATAAGATCCAAAAACTTTTGCTCCGCTGGTATGTGTAGTTGCTGTAGTTGAAGATGGAGTTACTCCTTTAAATGGTGCGGAAGTTCCACGTGTGCATCCTGTTAAATTGTTACCGGCTTTACCTGTATACTGAATCACTTCGTTTAAAAATTTTCCATAATTAGTTGTGTTAGGGGTTGTGTCAATTTTTTCTATCATAATAAAACCTGAAGTTGGAAACTCGGTTGCGTCTGTTAAAGTGATTGTAGCAACAGAATCATTTATGTTTCCATTTAATGTAGTTTCTAATTGCAAAGTAGAAATAGCAACACCACCTACGGGTTTTTTAACAGATTGAAATCTAACATAAGTAGTTCCATCATTTATTTGATTTGATGGATAAGATACACTTAAAGTTCCAGATGCAGCAGTGGTTGTAAAAGGATTGTTGGGTAAAATATCTTGAACAGGAAACTCAACTCTTGCAGGTCTTGCATGTTGTAATCCTTGTGGNTCNGCTCCTACNGGATGTGGTTCTAATTGTGGTTGTTTAGGTTCAAATTCAGAAATATGTACCCANGCACCAGTCCATTCTTTTACCATTTCTCTATATGGAAATGCGGCTCCTGATCTATCAGATATTGCTAATGCTCTACTACCTTTTGCAAATCTAGCCATTATACGTTTGGATAGTATGTCTTCGGAGTGATAAATGTGCTAGCTGCAGAACCGTCTTCAGATAATGCTCTAGCTAATTCATCCTCGTACAACAACTTCATCTCCTGTGTTCTTTGTGGTGCAAACTTCATAGATAAATAATACGACAGTCCTGAAACCATACATGGTACAAATCTAAAAGGTGTATCACTTGCGTTAGTATAAGCTCCTACATCTTGAATTCTTCTAACATAATAAACANTTAAAAAATTTGATGCAGCAGTTGAGTTAGGTAAAGGATAAATAGTTAGTGTAACTTTGTCTATGAATCTTTGTACCCAAAATTGTGACGGTGTTCCACTCGATGCTTTATTTGCAGTCGCAGCATATGCATCTCTTGCAACTTTAGTTAATCCAATATCTGATTGGTTTGTTGTATTATAGTTTTGTCTGTAAGAAACATTTAAGATATCTGAAATACCATAAACATTTGCTGTTGGAACTGTTGTAGCTTGTGGTGGTTCATTACCTCCAGGCACATCTGTAGCATTTCTATAGAAAGTGTAAACACCAGATCCTTCAGCTGTAGCGTCAATATTGGTTGTTGAACCTTGAACTAANTTAACATTAGTATTTCCTACTTCCCAAAAATGTATTCCTCTATTACCCCATTCTTGAAATAAAATGTTTAGTGATCTTCTTGCAGTTTTTATTTGATGTCCTGCCGTTCCTACAAGACCTAAACGCTCATATGCATCTGCAATGATCTCATCGATTGAGAAATCCTGATCAAATGAATATGATGAGGAAGTAGTATTCGCCATTGGCTAACTCCTTAAAATGTTCCGACTATATATAAAAAGTCTACGTTAGTTACATCTGCATATATTCCAGTGTCAGCATAAATACCAGCTCCTGGTATTTTAAACTCATGCACGTGATTAGCTGCTGTACCAAACTTACCATGAAAAATTAATTTAGAAGCTGTTTTAGCAGTTCCTATTTCATTATAAAGTTTAATTTCACCATCAGCTGCATCACTTTGAGCAAACACAGTCATAATATTTGCTTTAGTAATATTGGCTGCTGAACCACCTACTAAAGCCTGCACTTGTCCATCTGCTGCTAGAATTACTGATTGTCTAACTTTTGATGTT